CACCAGAACAAGCCGAACAGCCTGAGACTAAGGCTGAAGGCGAAGGAACCAAAACCCTGCTGTCGGACGACGAGGGCGATGGAGCCAGTGCTGACGTACCTGAAAAGTACGACTTTAAAGCACCGGAGGACTTTGAGGTGACCGAAGAAGTCCAAAGAGAGCTTGATGTGTTTTCTGACGCTGCAAAGACTGCTGGTCTTAAACAAGAACAGTATCAACAGCTAGTAGAATGGCAGATTAAGCAGGGGCGTGACGCAGCAGTAAATGCTGAAGGCGCCTATCAAGAGCGCATAGAAGGATGGGGGCAAAGCGCCAAAGCTGATGAAGAGTTTGGAGGAGCTAATCTAAAAGACAATTTGTTAGTTGCTAATCAGGCAATAGAAAAATTTTCTACGCCTGAACTAAAAGCAATTCTTGGTAAACCGTCCGCTTCTAATCCCAATGGTCTAGGGATTGGAAACCACCCTGAAGTGGTTAGGCTCTTTTACCGCATTGGTAAGGCCATAGGCGATAGCGATTTAATAACAGGGGAGGCCTCTATTGGAGAGGGTGACCAGCTAGAGCGTATGTACCCATCAATGTTTAATGAAACTAAATAAGATAAGGAGTAATTATTTATGGCTACATTAGCTGTAACTAATCCGACCCTTGCAGACTTGGCGAAGGTCACCGACCCTGATGGCTCTATTGCTGACGTAGTTGAGATACTCAATCAAACCAATGAAATCCTAGCGGACATGACTTGGTTAGAAGGAAACTTAACTACTGGAAATAGAACGACAGTTCGGTCCGGACTACCAACTCCTACATGGCGCAAACTGTATGGCGGCGTACAACCTACGAAGTCAAACGCAGTTCAAGTCACCGATAATTGCGGCATGTTGGAAGATTATGCTGAGGTTGATAAAGCTCTTGTTGACATGGCAGGTAACCCTGCTTCATTCCGTCTTCAAGAAGACCGACCTCACATAGAGGGACTTAATCAGCAAGTTGCTACAACTCTGTTCTACGGAGATGAAACAACTGACCCTGAAAAGTTCACAGGCCTTGCTCCACGTTACAATTCATTATCAGCTGCTAACGGTGAGAACATCATCGCTGGTGGTGGTAGTGGTTCTGATAACGGAAGCATTTGGCTAGTCTGTTGGTCCCCACAAACTTGTCATGGTATCGTTCCAAAAGGTTCAAAGTCTGGTATCCAGCAACGCGACCTTGGAGAAGTTACCATTGAGAATGTGGATGGCTCGAATGGACGTATGCAAGCATATCGTACTCACTATCGTTGGGACGTAGGGTTATCTCTACGTGACTGGCGTTACGCTGTACGTATTGCAAACATCGACCGTTCAGACTTGTCAGCAACTCTTGCTGGTTCAAGTGCAGACTTAAACGACTTAATGCACCAAGCAATGACTCAGCTACCTAGTACAACTGCTGGACGCTGCGCTTGGTATATGGACCGCTCAATGTTATCTATGTTAAGACGTCAAACATCTAACGGTGTTAAAAACTCGACTCTTACTATGGAAAATGTTGGTGGAACATGGCAGACGTCTTGGAGCGGTTATCCTATTCGTAGGGTAGACGCATTGAAAACTAACGAAGCAACCATAAGCTAAGGCGAGGAGAGAATATATGATATTCGACGACAGGCTTGAGTTTATGGATAACGCTGCTGTTACCGCGTCAGGTACTGCAACCACACTAGAGGGTGATGTTATTGACATTACTACTTCGCGTGATTGGGGTATGGGGGAACAACTGTATTGTATAATACAAGTTACAACTTCTTTCACCAGCGGTGGTTCAGCAATCTGTACATTCAAGATACAATCAGACGCCGCCGCTGCTATCGCAGTAGACGGAAGTGCGACTGAACATGCAAGCACAGCTGCAACTGCTGTAGCATCTTTAACCGCTGGGACTAGATTTATCTTACCCATCGGCGTGGGCAAAACGTTTGAACGATTCGTCGGTCTTACGTTGGGCACAAGTGGTGCTGCTTTAACCGCAGGTAAAATAGATGCCTTCTTAACGAAGGACCCTGTTGGCTGGACTGCATACGCAGACGCAACAAACTAGTAGAGTGCTTTTGGGGTGTCTTGCTTTGCAGGGCACTCCACTAGCTTTAAAGTCCGGAGGGACATATGAAAAAGATTAAAATAAGTAACAATTTTTTTACTCCAGATGGGAGATTATTATTGGCCGGTGTGCATGAAGTTGCTGATGATGTGATATTACCCAAAGATGCTGAGATTATTGAGGAAACTAAAGCACCAGTTTCTAAAAAGAAGAAGAAATAAATGGCAACTGAAATTCAGATAGCCAAACTTGCTCTTCAGCATGTTGGGGATAGGTTTGATATATCCTCATTAACTGAAAGCAGCACAGAAGCGGAACAGGTTAATCTTATATTTGCGGATGTAAGAGATGCTATGTTGCGTCAACACCCGTGGAATTTTGCTAAAAAGTTTACCAGTCCAGCAGCACTAGATGGTACACCACCATCGCTTTGGACTTTTATGTATCTATATCCAAACGACGCTTTAAGAATATTAGGTATTACTAATCAATTAGGCAGAGAGCAACCACCTATCAAATTTGAAATAGGTAGAAACTCAAGCGACAAGAGATGTGTCTTTACAGATGAAGAAAGCCCTGAAATTATTTACATATCTCAAATTACAAATACCGAAGAGTATGACCCAGAGTTTTCATTGGCTTTTTCTTTTGCATTAGCTGCAAGATTAGCTATGCCATTAACAGGAGACAGAGGTATTGCCGTAGAATTACAAGGTTTGGCTGATAAGTATGTGCACATTGCATGGGAGACAGACAGTAGCGAAGGTATTGAACCGTCAAAACCAGAAGCAACTTGGATAACAGATAGACTATAGGAGTTAGTTATGGCAAAACTAATACAGGCGAGTCTATCAGGAGGCGAAATATCTACTGCTGTTAGTTCAAGAGTAGATATTGCAAAATATAAAAGTAGTTTAAGTAAGTGTGAGAATTTAATTCCACAAGTACATGGAGGAGCTGCTTCAAGAACTGGGTTAGAATTTGTTTGTCAGGCTAAAGATAATTCAACAGACGTTAGATTAATTCCATTTGAGTTTAACACTACTCAAACTTACATTTTAGAATTTGGTAATTTATACATGCGCGTTATAAAAGATGGCGGGCAAGTATTAGTTAGCACTGAAAAAACTATATCAGGAGCAACCGCAGCTAATCCATGCGTGATTACAGCAACATCTCATGGTTATTCAACTGGTGACACTGTTCATATAACTAGTGTTGTTGGTATGACACAATTAAATGGGCGCACTTTTAAGATAACAGTATTGTCTGCAAATACTTTTAGTTTGCAGGACCTTAATGGTAATAATATAAACAGCAGTGCATTCACTGCTTATGGTAGTGCAGGAAAATCTACTAAGGTATTCGAGTTAGTTACACCATACACAACAGCTCAGTTGTTTGATTTAGACTATGTTCAATCAGCTGACGTTATGACTATATGCCATCCTGATGTTTCTCCTAGGGAGCTAACCAGAACTGACCATAATGCGTGGACACTTTCTGAAATATCCTTTTACCCATCACAAGCAATACCAACTGCTATAGCTATAACTGCAAACAGCACTGGGTCAGAAACACATAAGTACACAGTAACAGCAGTTAATGTTGATACAAGTGAAGAGAGCTTACGAGGCACCGGTTCAACAGTTAGTATATCAGCAGCGACACAAGCTGACCCATGTGTAGTTACCTCAGCAACGCATAGTTTAGCTGATGGAGATGAAGTAGCAATTACTGGCGTTGTTGGTATGACTGAATTAAATAATAGACGCTATAGAGTTGGGGATGTTCCAAGTAGTACAACAATACAATTACAGGACACTGGTTTAGTTAATGTAGATAGCAGCGGTTTTACTGCTTACGCTAGTGGAGGAACATTAGCAACAGCGTATAAAAAGATTACTAATGGTAACTCAACTATTAATAATACGATTACATGGACCGCAGCAGCTAATGCATCAAGTTATAATGTGTACAGGGAGTCAAATGGTGTTTTTGGTTTTATAGGTAGAACAGAAACTTTAACTTTTACTGATAAGAACATTACGCCTGACCTAGAGGACACACCACCTACAATTAGAAACCCGTTTATAGGAACAAATAATTTTCCTTCTACAGTTGGGTTCTTTCAACAGAGAAGAGTATTTGCAAATACGAATACACACCCACAAAGAATATTCTTAACACAAACTGCAAACTTAAATAACCTTGCTTCATCGAGCCCAGCTAAGTCTGACGATGCTATTATTATAACTATTGCATCAAGACAGGTTAATGAAATAAGGCACCTTGTTCCATTAAGTCAATTAGTGGTATTAACATCCGGTGGTGAGTGGACTCTTGATGGTGTTGATGGGATTATTAGCCCCACTACTACTCAGGTAACACCACAAACTTATTATGGTGCAACTAAGGTCAAGCCAATAGTTGCAGGCTCTACCGTTTTATATGTTGAAGCTGGAACGACTATTCGTGATTTAGGTTATCGTTTTGAGACTGACACCTACACCGGTAATGATGTTTCTATTCTTGCAAGACATTTATTTGATGATTACACGATAATAGACTGGGCCTACTTATGTGAGCCAGATAGTACAGTTTATGCTGTAAGGGATGATGGCATATTAGTTGCTATGACTTATTTAAGGGAACAGGAAGTTTTTGGTTGGTCCAGACAAACAACAAAAGGAAAGTTCAAGTCAGTAGCAAGTGTAGAAGAAAATCAACGCGACGTTTTATACGCTGTTGTTGAGCGAACTATTAATTCACAAACTGTTAAATACATAGAAAGAATGCATAGTAGGTCATTACCATCTCTACAGGATGCATTCTTTGTTGATTCGGGTTTAACTTTAGATAGCCCAATAACAATTACTGGTTATACTTCTGCTAACCCAGTAGTTATAACTGCGCCATCTCACGGTTTAAATAATGGGGATAAGATTGACTTGTCAGATATAAAAGAAAAGTCAACAACTGAAACCAAGGGATGGAAGCTATCAACAGACTTAAATGGAACCGGATATACTGTAGCAGATAAAACTACAAACACTTTTGAATTACAAAATGAGGGTGTTGATGTCAACGGGTCTACTTTTGCTGCATATCATAGTGAGGGTAAAGTAAGAAAAGCTGCAACAGAGATAAGTGGCTTATGGCATTTAGAGGGTGAAAGTATAAATGGTTTAGCTAATGGTTCAGTTATATCTCCATTAACTGTTTCATCTGGTAAGGTTACACTACCAACAGCAGCAAGTAGAGTGCACCTAGGCCTTAATTACACTTGTGAACTAGAAACATTAAGAATTAATGTTACTTCAGGCAACAATGAAACTGTACAAGGGCAGGTTAAGAAAGCCTCCAGATTAGTTGTTAGAACTGAAAAAACTATGGGAATGTTTTGTGGACCTGACTCTGATACATTAAGGGAAGTTAAATTTGGTTTACCTAGTAAGTATGGCCAGCCAAGAGATTTATTTGAGGGAGATAAAGCAACAACATTAAAACCTAACTGGGATAGAGATGGCCAGTTTGTTATTCAACAGCAGGACCCTGTACCATTAACGGTGCTTGCTATAATTCCTGATGCAATGGTTGGAGGTAACTAATGATTAGAGATATGACTATTCCAGATATTAAACAAGTTATGGATTTAATTAGAGAGATGCATGAGGATGGTGTACTAAGTAAGTGGAGTCTAAACCCAGCGAGGGCAGATTATATTTTACATAGGTTGCTTGCTTATAAAAACCAAGGTGAAAATGTATTCTTAGAAGTGCTGGAGCTAGATGAAAAGGTTGTAGGCTTTTTTGCTGGCGAGGCAATTACTAATGAGTGGGTTGATTGCACCATGGCAGTTGACCTTGGTTTTTATATCACTCCGGAATATAGAAAGGGTACATACGGTGTACGTATGATTAGGAATTTTGAGAAGTGGTCAGCGTCAGTTGCTAAATGTGATTTAATGAGAGTTGCAGTTTTTGCTGGTGTTGCAAATGATAGAACAGCTGCACTACTAGATAGAATAGGATTTAGTAGAGCGGGTACATTACATAATAAGGAGCTACAGTCATGTGCATGACAGCATTAATGGTAGCAGCAGGCGGGTTTACTGCGATGTCTGCTTACCAGCAAAGTAAACAACAAAAGGCGCAAGCCGAATACCAAGCAATGATAGCAAGGCGAAACAAGGAGTTTGTTGAGTCTACTATTCCCGCAATAGAAGAACGGAATTTGCGTGCACGAAAAGATAAAGAAATGCAAATACTTTTTGCTAAGGGAGATACAAGAAGTGTATTCGCCAGTCGTGGTGTCTTGGTTGATGATGTAGATGCAACAGTAGACTTTACACTTCAGGACATAGCCCAGTGGGGTGAGTATGATATTTTAAAAATCAAGGACCAAGCTGACCTTCAAATTAGAGAGCTCCTATTTAAGGGACAGCAATTCCAAGCTGAGGCTGACTTAAACCAATTTGAGGCTGACTCAATTAGTCCGATGATGAGTTTTATGACATCCGCTATATCAAGTGCGGCTACTGGATACGTTTCACATAAAATGCTTGCTGGTGGTGACATGTTTAACTGGGGCAGTAAGGCAACAGCTGGTCCTAACGCTACTGCATTTCAATATAGTAGTTTTAGTACAGGGCACAGGTCTGCCATGTCTTATCTAGGAAGGTAATATAATGTCAATTAAAATACCAACAATAGGACCACAGGGAAATGTAGGAGGAAGTATACCTCTTACTATGCAGCCTAGAGATTTAACCTACTCAGGGCTGAATTTAAAATCTCATGCCGGTGACAACTTAAAACTATTAGCTGGAGCCGGAGAAAAATTTGTTGCTGACTTAACTAAACTACAGGTACAAATAAAAAAGGACCAAGATGATGCAACCCTGTTAGATTTACAAAATAAGATTAATGAGGAAGACCTAAGTATATTTGCATCTCTTGTTGACCCAGATAATGAAAATAATGCATTAGGTGTTAATGCAACAGATGCCAGATACGCTGAACTAGTTAGAAATAAGAAGCAGGCTGGTAATGGTGTATTAAGTGGTAATCTTCAAGGAATTTATGCTGATTACGGCGAGCAGATAGCTGGTTTAAGTAGAACAAGTCAGGTAGCACTTAAAAAATTTATATTAACTAATAACGTAAGTTTTGAACAGAAACTACTTAGTCATTTTTCTGAACAGTCTAAAGCATATAAAACACAGGCTCTTGAAACAGATATTTTAAGAGCAGAGCAGGCACTACCAACTGACGCAACAGCTTTTGACGCTAACATTAAAAATTTAACTCTTAAAATTGCTGGGTTATTAAAATATCAGGGTTTGTATTCTGTTGAAAATGTACAAACTCAGTTGCATGAAAAATTCTCTGTAGGTGTTCACGATACTATTATGGGTATGTTAGCGCGTGGTGATGTAGCAGGGGCCGAGGAATTTTATAAAACTTATGTTGTAGATGACGGCTACACAGTTGTCCCAGCAGGCGATGATGGTACTGGTGGTATAAGTGCTGTTTTAAAAGGCTCACATCGAACTGCTATAGATAATGCAATAGCAAGCGCAACAGAGGAAGTTGCTATATCAGCTGGCTTTGATTACATACAAAACCTACCTGACATAGTGGTAGACGGGAAAAAGATTCCCGTTATTGATGATAGGGTAAACATGCGCGACCACCTTAATAAATTAATAAAGACAAAAATTAATGGTGTAATCATTACAGAGGAGCATGTAGATAAAATTTATACAAGAATTAATCAACACCATACAAACGTAAAGAATGTTCATAATCAAGAACAAGACGCTATACTTAAA